ATGTTGTCAGCGCGCCACGAAACCTTCTGCCTCGAATACGTCATCGACCTGAACGGGTCCGCGGCGTACCAGCGCGCGTACCCGAAGGCGAAGACCGCCGGCGCCGCGCGCACCGGGGCGGCCAGATTGTTAGCAAATGTTAGCGTCCGCGAGCGCGTGGCCGAACTGCAACTCGCGCGGGCCGAGCGCGCCGACACCACCCACGAGTGGGTACTGGAGCGCCTCAAGCAGGAGGCCGAGTTCGAGGGCCAGGGGGCCAGCCACGCGGCCCGCGTATCGGCCCTGGCCCTCATCGCGAAGCACCTGGGCATGTTCAAGCCGGTGCCCGTCCCGGACCGCCCCCCGATCGACCTGTCGAAGATCCCCGATGACCTCAAACGTGCCCTCCTCGCTGGACTCCGCGCTGTTCGCGGCCCTGGGGCTCCGGGCTAAAGACCTGCCCCTCCTGGAGCCGGACCTGGAGCGCTGGGACGCATCCACCCTCACCCCGGCCCAGTGGAACGCGCGGTTCCTGCCGCACTACTTCGGCACGTACCCCCCTGCCCTGCTCCACCGCGACTTCGACGCGGACCTCCACAACCTGCACCTCGCGCGCGGCACCAGGCGCTCGATCATCGCCCCGCGCGGCGCCGCCAAGAGCACCTGGAAGACCCTCGCGTATCCCCTGCGCTGTGCCCTGGAGGGCTGGGAGCCCTACGTCGCAATCCTCTCGGATTGCAGCACGCAAGCCAACAACCAACTGCGCCACATCCGCCTGGAACTCGAAACCAACCAGCGCCTCGCGTCCGTGTACCGCACCGCGTGCGCGCCGGGGGCCGAGTGGAACGAGAGCAAGTTGCGCCTGAAAAACGGCGCGGTGATCGAGGCGTTCGGTACGGGCAAGAAGATCCGCGGGCACCGGAACCGGTCCGCGCGCCCGTCACTCATCATCTTCGACGACGTCCAATCGAACGCCGACATCCGCAGCGCCGAGTTGCGCCAGCACGCCTGGGACTGGGCCACGCGCGACGTGCTCCCGGCCGGCGACGAGCGCACCAACTACCTGGCGGTGGGCAGCGCCCTGCACCGCGAGTCCGTGGCGGTGCGCCTGGGCCAACTCGCGGGGTGGACTGGGCGCACCTACCGCGCGGTCCTCTCCTGGCCCGAGCGCGCGGACCTGTGGGACGAGTTCGAGCGCCTCGCGACCAACCTCGCCGACGGCAACAAGCTCGAAACGGCGCGGGCCTTCTATGCGCGAAACAAGCCCGAGATGGACCGCGGCGCCGAGGTCTACTGGCCGGACCGGTTCCCCATCGTGGAACTGATGCTCAAGCGCGCCGAAGTGGGCGCGACCGCGTTCGAGTCCGAGTACCAGGGCGTGCCCGGTGTACCCGAGGGCGCCGAGTGGCCCGCCGAATATTTCGATCGCACCGATTTCTTCTTCGACTCGTGGCCCGCGGACCTCGTGTTCAAAATTCAGAGTCTCGACCCCTCGAAGGGCACGAGCGAGAAATCCGACTACCAGGCGCACGTGCTGCTCGGGCTGTCGCAGTTCGGCACCCTGTTCGCCGATTGTGAACTGCGCCGCGAATCGGGCTGGGTGGAGCGCGCGATCGACATCGCGGCCGCGTGGCGCCCGGAAGAGTTGATCGCCGAAGTGAACAACACGATGGGCCTGTTCACACCGGCCGCAGAACAATTATTGCGGGAGCGCCACACGCAGGGCCGGCCGGTCGCGCTGAAGTACACCGAAACGATCGTTTCGCGCCCCAAACCGGTGCGGATTCGCGCGCTCAACGACTACCTGCGGCGCGGACAGTTGCGCGTCAAAAACACGCCCGGCGGCCGGCTTTTGGCCGAACAACTGCGGGATTTTCCGCACGGCGCACACGACGACGGCCCGGACGCGCTCGCCACCGCCGTCCTGCGGATGCAGGAGCTTGTAACTTAAGCGCACAAGTAATGCTTATAGTTTCTATGTAGAGTTCGTCTTAATTGTTCCAAACGGGTCACGAGTGTGGTAAGAAGGAGCCGCGTGCGATACGAACCGCCGGTCGCGCGTATGCCCAAGCCCAGCGTGATGCCGTGACCGATGAGCCCGCCCTTCTCGCTACAATTCTGGCCCGCCCGGACGAGGACACGCCCCGTCTGATGTTCGCCGACTGGCTGGACGAGCACGCCCAGCCGGTGCGCGCCGAGTTCATCCGGGTGCAGGTGCGACTCGCCGACCTCTTGCGCCGCATGGCGCGCGCCGGCCTCTGCCCGGCCCCGCGCGCCCGCACCGCGGCCGAGCACAAGCGCTACCCGGAACTGTTCGGGCTGCTCGCGCGCCAGGCCCTCATCTGGCCCACGTACAGCGAGTGGTTCCCGTTCGCGCCGGTCCCGCAGGACCACGCCGCGGCCACCTGCGAGGACATCTTCAACAAGCTGTGCGTGTACGCGCGGAGCGGTACCCTACCGTGGGTGTCGCTCACCCAGCGCGGGTTCGTCAAGGCGGTCCAGTGCTCCGCCGCGAACTGGCTCACCCACGCGGACGCGCTCCTGGCCCGGCACCCGATCGAGCGCGTGCGCCTCACGGACGTCGCGGGCGCGCGGGACCACGTCCGGCACGGGTGGCGCAACGGGCACAAGTGCCAGCTCGGGTTCCGGGGGCGCAAGATGCACGTACTGGCGCTGCCCCCGTCGGCGCCCGGCTCCGAGAGCACCTGGCCGCACCTACTCGAAGCCGAGTGGCCGGGCCTCGCGTTCGAGCGCGGGTTCGATTAGCGCATCCACCCTGGCAGCCCCGCAGATCACGCCATCGGCCGGGTTATGCCGGCCACACCCAATTCCCGCCTCCGCACGCTCGGCCAGCCCCCGGAACCGGACGGGCTCGGCCTTCTGCGCCGCGAACTCGCAGCAAAAACTCGGCGCGTCGAAGAGACGCTCCTCAACCTCGACAACCTCATCTCGCCTACCGACTGGCTCGACGCCGGCGACGGGTTCCCCGGGTTCGGCGCGTGGCGCTGGAACCGCCCCGGCACGCGCGACCAGGACCGCACCCACGCGCCCATCACCTACCTCAACGAAGAGGACTGGCGCCAGCACGTCGCGCTCGCACGCGACCTGTGCCAGCGCAACCACCTCGCACTCGGGTTCCGGGATCACGTCGCCAACTTCATCGGACCGATCAGCGTCTCGTTCGTGCTCCGGGGGCAATCTCCCGGGGCCAGCGCCAGCGGTCCCATCGACGCGGACGGGGACGGTGAGCCCGACGTCGACCCCATCGTGAAGGAAGCGACCCAGGCCTGGGACGAGTGGCGCGAGCTGGCCGAGTGGGGCGAGGGCGAGCACGACCGCGAGGCCGAGTGCCGCACGCGCCTCATCGTGGAGGGCGAGTGCACGCTCCGGTTCTTCACGGGCGACGCGCGCTCCGACGGCCTGCCCCATGTGCGCCACGTCGAACCCGAACTGATCCGCACCCCGCCCGGGGCCAGCACCACCGATCCCTGGGGCTGGGGCATCAAATGCACCGACGATGATGACGAGTGCGAAGAAGCGCTCTGGCTGTGCCGGCCCGATAACCCCGACGACGGGCGCGAGGTCCGGTCGTCGGAATACGTGCGCGCGAAGGCCAACGTCGACCGCACCGTGAAGCGCGGGCTGTCCGACTTCTTCTCTGTTGCCGAGCACCTGCGCAAAGTCCTGGGCCTACTGGACAACATGGGCCACGTGGCCCGGCTCCAGTCCGCCATCGCATGGTGGGAGCAGTACCCCACCGCGACCGAGGCCCAGGTCCGCGCGATGATCCAGTCGGGCACCGACTACTCGCGCCCCAAGGCCGCGCCCGGGTCGCCCGCGCGCACCACGGACGTGCAGAACTACGAACCGGGAAGCATCATCCGTACCGAGGCCGGGCGCCAGGTGCAGCCGGGGCCGGTGGCGACCGGGGTCGCGGGGTACGCCCAGGTGGAAGCGCTGCTCCTGCGCGGGGTCGGATTCCGCTGGGGGTGCCCGAGCTACTTCTCGGGCGACGCCGACGCCAGCTTCGCCAGCGTACTCGTCACCGGCTCGCCGTTCGTCCGCATCACCGAGGCCCGACAGGAGAAGGTCAAGGGGTTCGCGCGTGCCGTCGCGCGTCGGGTGCTCGAGTTCTGCGAGCGCACCGGGCGCCTCCCGCGCGGCACCACCCAGCGCGTGCGCCCGATCGCGACCGCGCGCCCGGTGGTGATCGCGGACGAAGAAAAACAAGCGCGAACGTTCCTGGCGCTGTACCAGCAAAAGTGCGCGGACCCGATCGAGTTCGTGCGCAAGCGCGGGGGCGACCCAAAGGTGGTCGCGGCGAACATCCTGGCGTGGCAGAAGAAGTTCGCGCCCCCGGACCAACCCCCGAGCGGGGCGGGGCCGGGCGGCCCGTTCCCCTCACCCCCGGGCAGCGCCGGCGGCGACGGCTCCTCCCCGAACGCGGCCCCCGTGGGCGAATCGCGCCGAGTACGGGAGAACTACAACGAGGCCGACCACCCGCGCGACGACCACGGCCAGTGGGTCCATAAGGACGATATTCAGGCCGCAAAGAGCGATCCCGCGAAGGCCGACGAACTGCGCGCGCAGGTCACCCATCCGGCCCAGCGTGCCAAGCTCGACGCGCTACTCAGTTCCGGCACACCGAACGATCAGACGGTCGGAACCGCGGCCCCCGAACCAGAAGTGGTTCCGTCCGTGACCGCCCTGAAAGGGCTCTTTGATAAAAAAACTGATGCAGAACGATTAGAAATCCTCAAAGCAGCGAGTCAGCACGCAAGTAATAAGGCGTTGATACTCGCGGAAGGTGGAGGCGCCCTGATTTTAGGGCCAAGCGCGAAGTGGCAATCGGCCGGCGATAGCGCGGTTACAATACCTGAGATGGTAGGAGACGGGTACGACTTTCACAGCGCCGACGGTTCGCTCTACCACCTCACGGACATTAAGGTGCGCGAGAAAGCGGGCGGCCCCCGAAGCGTCGTCCACACCGAAACGAGTCCCGACGCGAAGCTGACCGAAGCGAACTACATCCTCGCGGCGCACCCGAACACGCCCGTCGTAATTGGCAGCCTCCACTTCGGGTCCGGGATCCCCGGGGACCCGACCTCGGGAGCGACGTTCGTAACCGGGTTCCCGGGGGGCGGGAAAAAAGACGCAACGTACTCAGCGGACGCGCGAGGCGGCAAGCGCCCGAAGGGGAAACTGCTCTATGATAACACCAAGGAATGGGAGCGCGCGGTCGACGCGCGCCTCGCGTCACCGGCAGACGATGCCCCGCTCCCCGCTCTCCAGATCCATCCGACGTTGACGACCACGTTCAAGGACTGGACACTGGAGAAGGTCGAGGAAGCCCGAACTAAATACCAGGAAGCAGCACAGTTCCTCACAACCGGCGAGCGCGGTAAAAAGTACCGGGCACTGTTGGAACGCCAAGTTGTGGACCGCGTCGTCGACGGAACCATCGCGAAGTTGACGGCGGTTCAGGGCGACGAGCAAAAGGCCCACGTAATAACGGAAGTCATCAAGAAACGATTCCCCAACAACAAACACCTCGCGGAGAAGCTCGCTCAAATGGACATCTACAAAAAAGCCGTGTACGCGAACTCCACACCCGAAGAACTAGCCCAAGCCGCAAGCGGGATGCCCGACGAACACAAAACCGACCTGATGAAACAAACCGCAGCTACGATGTCCCCCGAAGCGCGCAAGAAACTAATAGCCGAACTGCTAGCCGCCGAGAACAATCCCCCAACAACGAGCTGATGGGAGCTAGCCCCGTGGACGAACTCGAAAAGGCCGTGTACGCGAACGCCACGCCCGAAAAACTTGCCCAGACCGTGAACGGGATGCCCGCCGAACACAAGAGCAAGGTCGCAACGGATGTGCTAGGCGGCCTAACCGACGACGACCTGAAGAAATTGCCGCCCGAATTGGTGGCGCGGATCATTGCCGCGCACCAAAACGCACCCGCAAAGCCCGCGAGCTGACAGCCCCTTCCCGCGCCCGCCGCGCCACTCAGGACGCCTCGGGCTTCGCATCGTCGGGCGAGTCGCCTTCGTCCGGCCGAGGCGTGCCTTTGGTGCCCGGTGGGAGCTTAAATCCTTTCGGAAGTCTGGCCCCCTCCAAGTTTGCACCGCTTAAGTTAGCGCCTGTTAGATCTACGCCACCCAGATTCGCATCAGTTAAATTTGCACCAGTCAGGTCCGCTCCGGTTAAATCTGCGCCTACCAGATTAGCCTCCATCAAATCCGAACCAATCAATTTCGCATCAATAAAAATAGCACCATTCGCATTAACCTTACGCATGATAGAACCAGACAAATTTGCTGCTCTTAAATTCGCTCGTCTCAATATTACATCAGTCAAATCAGATCCAACTAAATTTGCACATGTCATATCGACAAACCCAAGATATCCACAATTAAAATCGGCTCCCGATAGATCCGAATAACTGAATTTGTCAGACTCGAATGCAATCATCCGTACATCAATACCTGCAAGCGTCTGCCGTGAAAAATTAAAATTTGTCTGCCAATCATAATCCCTCACGCCGCTGCGCAACCGCAGGAATCGCCCCAGGTTGATACTCCCTTCCTCATCAGGGTGGGGAATCGGCGTTTCGTCGCTGAGGCCACGCGACAATCCAAAATATCCCATCAGGCACTGATCCCAATAGTTAACTAACAACCGGAGAGAATCCAAACAATCCGGGATAACTTGACCATCAGGAACACCAACATTAGCTGACTTCCAGCCGTGAGACGGAGGAGCCACAACGTCGGCCCAGAGACCGTGCAAAATCCGGTTCATCAAATCGACACTTGCTTTCGGCTTACGTGTGAAGCCGAAAGCTCGAAGCCGACTTACCAGTTTCTCTGGGGCTTTTGTCAATTGCCCGAACTCCGTGACCAGTTCATCGAGCAGAAGTCGCTCTACCTCACGTAACGGAAATTGTGCTAATGCCTGCATCGCGTCATCGCGTTTGCGGCGGAATAGACTTGGTTTAAAATCTAACGGGTCTTGGTGTACCTCCAATAGCGCACGAGCGCACCACTCTGCTAAAAGATACTGTCGAAACCCCTCGGGTTGGAACTCGAATTCGTTTTGGCGTACATCGCCGGGATCGAAAAAATGCAGTACGAATGCGGTCCGCACGTCTTTGAATCGTAGTTTCTCACACACTTCAGGGGTGAGCATGTCCTTCAGTAGTGCCTCCGAACACTTCCCATTGGACTTCGGCCATGAGGCTAAATACGCCATTTCCTGAAGCAGCAACCGATACCCGTCTTTCATATCTGGCGGCAGAGGGAATTGTTCACCGCTTTTCTGGAGTTTACCTGAGATCGTCTCGTCCACGAATGTGCGGAAAACTTCCGCTCGGCTCAAGCGCGTCCCCCCAACAGCTAATGGATGAACGTATCGAGCAAGCATGTATAGTAGCAAAGGATTGGCAGTCACAGTCTTGTCGGCCAGCTGCCGCAGACGCTTATCGGTCACACTCACGTCTGCGGTGCGCATCCGCCAGCGAATCGCCCAACCACTCACCTCCTCTTCCTCAAACGGTAGAACGCGAACTACGAACGCCTTCCGCTCCCGCCACTCGGTCTGAATGTTGGTTGTCACCACAGCCGATCGCATTGCCACGACGACTGTGTGCCCACGATCAACGAGTTTCGCCAACTTCAAGAAAAGCTGCCACACGATCTCGTTCTGGTGGCTGCTCATTTCATCGAAACCGTCAATGAAATACACCACCCGATCCTGGCGTGAGAGATCTTCGGTCGGCAATCCGTATTCGGTGCGCACTTGTTCGGCGATGGCTTCAAGCAGGTTCGAGTTTTGGTAAATTTCACGCCACCGCACGAACACGACCGGTAGCTTCTTATCCGAAACGTACTGCTTAGCTGTTTCTGAAGTGAGGACGCGCATCAGGCACGATTTCCCGGCGCCCATGTCTCCAAAGAGAACCACGAGTCGCGCGCGGGCCGCGGCAATGTGTCCCGATACAGCTCCGTAGCCCTTGATTTCGGGTACCTTCTCCCAATCAATCTCACTCTCTGTCCGGCCCTGCGGTACGCGCCCGTCGAAGTCCGCGCACTTAATTCGAGGCGGAATGAAAAGTTCGTCCTGCGGCACTTCGCCGAACAACCGGACTTGGTGGACTGTTGACAACTCCTCTGCGAGCAACTCCAACCCCTTTCGCCCCGCAGCGTCCAGCGATTCTTGCAAGCGCGCCTTCACGTCCGGTTTCTGAAGCAATTTCTCGACCGTCTCAGCTAGTGCGTCAGCCGTGCGCCCTCGGATCACGTCTATTGTCCGGCGGTTCTCCAGAGTGAGCCGACCGTCGGCCCGGCACGCCCCCGCGAACCATGCTTCCGCAATGTCAGCTAGTTCGCCAACGAGCGGCCACGACCGACTGGTACGCATCCCGCTGCGCCCGAAAAGCGAAAGCCACGAGAACTCCCGCGCCAACAGTTCGTTGGCCTTCTTGACACCGCCCTCGGGATCTTTAACAAACGCGCGCCAAGTCTCCTCTTGGCACAGCTCGTGGTGCTCAACGCGGGCTTTCTGGATTTGATTGAAGAACGTGGTGCTCAGTTCCGACGCGATGAGTTGCTCGGCGGTCGGGTCCGGGATTTGTCGGCTGGCGATCTTGAATACAAGGCCGATCGGCCCGCCGATACCGGCGAAGTCATCGATCATGTCACGCAGCGGTCCCTTTTCGAGCGTGGCCTTGATCGTACCCGTGGTCGCTTTGCTGACGTCGTCGACCCACTCACCGATCTTCTGCAGCGTCTTCTTGAGAGCCACGGGCGACCTCGTTTTGATTCGGGCGGTGATTACGCGAGCACGTCCTGAGATTGTGCCGAACGAACGAAGCGATGTGAAGTGAAAACTGAAGTCTTAACCCGCGGTTCATGGTCGGCGCCCCGCCATTCCCCACACCGCTCCGCGCACCGGCACTTGCAGTACAATTCCCCGTACCGCAAGTGCCTTTACAGTAAGGGAACGGATGGACGCCAGACTGTTAGACTACCTGCAACGCATCCTCACCGCCCGCGTGTACGACGTGGCCGCCGAGTCGCCGCTGGAGCGCGCCGCGCGCCTCTCGGCCCGGGTGGGCACCCCCGTCTGGCTCAAGCGCGAGGACACGCAGCCGGTGTTCAGCTTCAAGCTCCGCGGCGCGTACAACAAGATGGCCCGCCTGTCCCCGGACCAGCGCGCGCGGGGGGTCATTTGCGCGTCCGCCGGGAACCACGCCCAGGGCGTCGCGCTCAGCGCCCGGCGCCTCGGGTGCCGCGCCGTCGTGGTGATGCCCGTCACCACCCCGCGCCTGAAGTCCGACGCGGTCCGCGCGCTCGGCGCCGAAGTCGTGCTCCACGGGGACAGCTACACCGACGCCTACCACCACGCCGCCGAACTCGGCGCCCGGTCCGACCTCACGTTCGTCCACCCGTTCGACGACCCGGACGTGATCGCCGGCCAGGGCACCATCGGCATGGAGGTCCTGCGCCAGCACCCCGGTCCGCTCCGCGCGATCTTCGTGCCGATCGGAGGCGGGGGGCTCGTCGCCGGAGTCGCGGCCTACGTGAAGGCCGTGCGCCCGGAGGTCCAGGTGATCGGCGTGCAAATGGCCGATTCCGACGCCATGCGCCGGTCCGTTCAGTCCGGCGAGCGCGTTCAACTAAACGACGTAGGGCTGTTCGCCGACGGCACCGCAGTGAAGCTCGTGGGCGCGGAAACGTTCCGCCTCGCGCGCGACCTCGTGGACGCTTTCGTGACCGTGGACACCGACGCGGTGTGCGCCGCCATCAAGGACGTGTTCGAGGACACACGCAGTATTCTGGAACCCGCAGGAGCAATGAGCGTGGCCGCGGCGAAGCGATTCGCGGAGGAGCACGGGCCGAGCGACCTGGGGCTGGTGGCCGTTACCAGTGGGGCCAACATGAACTTCGACCGTCTCCGGTTCGTAGCGGAGCGGGCCGAGGCGGGCGAGGGACGCGAGGCGCTGTTCGCGGTCACGATCCCGGAGGAGCGCGGGAGCTTCCGGCATCTGTGCGAAGCGATCGGCCGGCGCAACGTGACGGAGTTCAACTACCGCATCTCCGACGAGCGCGTGGCGCACGTCTTTGTGGGCCTGGCGGTGAACGACCGGGAGGAAGCGCGGGCGCTGCACCGGGCGTTCACCGACATGGGGTTCGAGGCCCTGGACCTGGTGGACGACGACCTGGCGAAGGACCACATCCGCCACATGGTGGGCGGCCCGAGCCGGCTGGCGCGCGACGAGCGCCTGTACCGGTTCCAGTTCCCCGAGCGCCCCGGCGCGCTGGTGCGGTTCCTGACGGCCATGCCCCCGGACTGGAACATCAGCCTGTTCCACTACCGCAACCAGGGCGCGGACTACGGGCGCATCCTGGTCGGGCTCCAGGTGCCCGCCGGCGACCGGGCCGCGTTCGAGGCGTTCACGGCCGCGCTCGGGTACCCGTGCGTGGACGAAACCGCGAACCCCGTCTACCGCCTGTTCCTGTGCTGAGATAGGGGCGAGTGCTAAAGTGCAAAAAACGAAATGCGCCGAGAATTGCACCCGGTGCATTTCGTTCACTATGCTCGCACAAAACAATTCGGTTCGACTGTTTGCAGTACCACTTTCACAAAAAATCAACTACGGTCGTGGGCCGGTAGCAGGCGCGCCCCTGGGAGCTGACTTGCGAAGCGGAAATCGGATATCGTAGCGGTCCGCAATTGCACTGCTGGCGACCTCAGCACAATTAATCGCATGTTCGGCATCAGCTAAGCGCAACGCGAGATCCGCCTTCTCAATCTCGTCAAGATCGTAGTGAACCAGCATTTGCGAAGCGATCAGAGTTACTGCTTTAAACTCCTCCTGAATTGCAACGACCCTCCAAATATCGCGTAAAACAGCCCAAGGTGCTGCCCCGACCGTTTCACCTTTTTGGCTATCTAGATAACCTGCGAACTGGTCCGCAAGGCGGTACAGTCGCGCAGTGTATTCCCGGAGTACCCGCGCGGTGCGCCGGTACTGGCGCCGGCGACGCTCTTCCGCAGTTTCAACCTCGCTCTTCATACCGCTGCCTCCCAATCCTTCAGCGCGATTACTCTCTCGATGAGTCGGCGCACTGACTCGATCTGGGCTTGGTGGTCGTAACCGGCAATGCTCTTCTGAATCGCATCCCCGGTCACGGTCGAAAAGTTCGCGATCACGAGCGACGCAAGGGCGAGATCGTGACGAAAGCGAGCCGGATCAAGACCACTGACCAACTCAGATATTGCCTGTCCGTACTCACCCGTCGTGTAATGCCGTTGCACTTCGTCCCATTCATCGAACCATAAGTCGGCTTTCGCAGCCACAGTCAGCAGCCAAACGCGCTCCCGACAGGACCGAAGCGGTTCGGTGAGCTGCTTCAAAACTCGAAGTTCATCTCCCCGCCGGTTCGGGAGGTACCGAGTGAGAAACTCTTGCGTCGGTTTCGGAACCCTGGACCGATAGAGCGGGTGGTCGCGGAGACGAATCCCCTCACCGAGCGTGTGATACCCGTAGGCGCTCAAGAGAATGATACCACGGTACCGCCCTGCGGCCAAATCCACTTTGAGGTCCGGCCAATACACACTCGCCCGGTGCGGTTGTCCCGGCGTCGTTACAATCTGAACATCCGGGTCGTCCGCAAGTGGGCACTTCTCGATCCCGGTGCTCTCGTTGTAAATCCAGGGGTTATCAATCAGCCAGTCGCGCTCGCCGGCCAGAATGCGCAGGAGCGTCGTTTTTCCACACCCTCCGGGGCCGAGTACCAATATCGGGCGATTATCCGGCTTCCACCACCAATCTTTGAGAGACGTGAGCGCCTCCGTAATCTGTTTGCGGTTCTCATAGGCCCATGTGAGGGCACCTCCGACGGTAACACCGGCGGCTGCAGTTACAGGATCGGGCATTTTTGCTCCCTGTTGATCCGTCGATTATTTCACACCCGAACCGCACGTGCCAAGGTATTCGCACCCTGCCCGCGCCCCGGTCCACCGGGGCGCGTTCGTTTCCAGCCGGCGCAAGTCACTCATCCGCGGTCGTTGGTCATCAGTCGGTAGTCCCCTGCCCTGGCGCGAATCTGGCGAAGCGCCAACCGCGCCGCAGCCAGAACACCAGCTCCGGGACGAACGCTCCACGACCACCGGTCCCGAATGACCAACCTGACACTGCGCGGCGCGGAGCCGTCCGACTGGCTGTTCCTGGATCACCTCCAGCGCCGCCACCACGACGCGATCGGGTACTTGCCGCGCGTGGCCCTGGAAGAAGCGATCGACCGGCGCCGGGTGTTACTGACCCTGGAGAACGACGCCCCGGCGGGCTACCTGTACGGCAAGGCGACGTACCAGCGCCGCGCGGACCTGGCGATCATCTTCCAGGCGGCGATCTGTTTCGACGCGCGCCGGCGCCAGATGGGAACGGCGCTGGTGAACGAGTTCCTGGGGCGCCTGCCCACGGACGTGAGCCAGGTGTGCTTGTGGTGCGCCTCCGACCTGGACGCGAACCAGTTCTGGTCGGCGCTGGGGTTCGAGGCGGTGGCGCGTCGCGCCGGTTCCCGGCGCACGGGCCGCACGCACGTGTTCTGGTGCCGCCACATCAACGGCGGCGCGGGCACGTTCTGGGCGCCCGACGCCACGCGCGGCGGCGCGATGCGCGAACCGCGGGCGGTGGTGCGGGTGGGAGAAGTAGGAAGGGTGTAACGCCTTGCAAAGAATTGCCGCCCGGTAATACTATCCAACCCCACGAAGCAACCGGCCCGTTGCTCGGGTAGAGGTCGCGGTCCTTCACCACTACAACGGTCAGCGTTTCCGGCCTCCGAACGTTTTTAGTCCGGTAGTGTCAGTGAAGACGATGCGCTGCGGCGATGTCACTGAAAATCCTGTATCTGCGACTGATTCCAGCTTGGACCGGCGCAAGCCCGGCGCTAGACTAGCTCACTGCCGATCCGAACGATACTCGTTCAGCGGCCCAAATAACATCACACTCCGTTCCGACATGGCCGACACTCGCCAAATCGTCACGCGCGTGGTCGTCCCCGCGCTGGGAGGGGTTGGCTACACACCAGATTACCTTCAGCGCGACTACCAAATCCCGAACCTCGAAGGCATTCTCAGTTACGTTATGCTTTACGCGCCCAGGAGTGACACATTGTTCCAGGTCTGGAAGTTGTGGGCCAACAGAGTCGCCAGTTTCTCTCGATGTTTGGTCGGCAGATCCGCGAGGCACCCGTCGATGGCACTCTGGAACCTCTTGAAGTCCTGATGGTGCCGACTGTTGAGCACGTCCTTCTTCACGAACTTCCACAGGCGCTCGATCAAGTTCAGGTTCGGCGAGTACGACGGCAGGAACAGCAGCTCGATCCCCAACTGCTTGGCCGCGTCCTGCACCAACACGCACCGCTGATACCGGGCGTTGTCCAGCACCAACGTGACGGGCACCGAGCCCGCCCGGCGCGCGATCGTGTGAAGCAACGCGCACACCGACGTGGCGGTGATGTACGTCGTGTTGATCTCCGTCACCAGTTCGTGCGTGACCGCGTTCAGCGCGCCCAGCACGTTGTACCGCTGCCGACCACTTGCCGCGCGCACGTGCAACCGCACGAAGCACCACACCCAACCCAGGAACGACGCCAATACGAAGTGCGACGCATCCACGAAGTACACCGACCGCTTACCGCTCCGCGCCTCCGCCAACTTCGGTTCCAGGTCCGCCTTTTAAAAAGTCCGCCTGCGCTCGGGCGTGTTCCTCGATCGTCTTCTTGGGCGGGACCGGGATCGGTGCCACCTTCAAGCACTTCATCCCCAGGTCGTCCTTGAGGAATTTGCGCACCCGCGACACTTTTCGTCGGACGCCCGTCAGCTCCTCGATCCGCCGCGCCGCCTCGTGAGCCGTGTGAGGCGGGTGCTTGCGGAACTCCTGTTCGATCGTTGCCGCGTGTGGCGTCAGGGCACTGGGTTGTCCCTTCCACCCGAACGACCGAATCCCATCGAGGCCCTTCGCCGCGAAGATGTGCAAGGTCCGCTGAACCGTGGACCGGGACACGTTGGCGAGTTCGGCGATGCGCCCGTGCGACTCGTTCTTGCTCTTGAGCCACAGGATCTCCATGCGCTCCTGAACGCGCGGGTCCGGGTGCCCGTACCGATCGCGCACAATCGCTTCGACAACCGACTCGGGGAACGAGTACGTGGGACGCATGGAGCCTCTCCCGGTAACGGATTACGGTGAGCACCGATCTTCCGCTACAGCACCAGGCTCCTCAAGGATAAATTGTGTCACTCCAGGGTACGCTGAGAATAACGCCAAGCGACAAGCAGAACCCGAACGACCCACCGGTAGCCCGGACCGACTCGATGTTCTCGCGTTTACAAACTCTGACCAACAAGATTGGAACACGTCGGCGGTGGCCGTCGATATCGGGGCTAGGGCCAGCGGCACCGAAGAGAGCCGTAACCGGGCACGAGCGCTATTCAACGCGACAGCGGCACCGACTGCGATCATCGGACTCGAACAACAACGGGTCGATGTGTGGTTCAACTGCCACAACGGGATGACCGCAGTTCCGGGAAGTGTGGCCCTGAATACGAAGGCGCTCGAAAAGGCATTTCGCGACCACCAAACCGACGTGCGGCGCGAGCGGCTCGCTGAGCTGCGCACCGGGCAGCGGCACCTGTTCGAGAACCACCTTTACGCGCTCCGAGGCAACCTCGTTGGATACCTGCACCGCGGTATTCGAGCGGCCGTAGACCAACTCGGGGATTGGTGGAATAGCGACAACAAGAAATACCTCACCGCGAAATACTCGAATCTCCGCGTCGCGTTCTCGAAGATCGCGCTGGCGTTGCTCGCCGCCCGAATTCTGGAGGACAAGGGAGCACTCGGCGCGGGTCGCGGGCAATCAACCGATGCCCGTAAGCTTCTCGATGACGCCTGCCAAAAGTGGGATTCATTCTTCGACGATGTGGTCGAGCAGCAGCTGCCGATACTCGATCGCGGCTTCCCGGACGATGCCGACGAAATGCTGGAGAGCCTACTGGGCCACCTCACGGGGCCAGTCCATTTCGGGCTAGTCACGCACGAGATGCTCGGTGACCTCTACGAGCAAGCCGATCTACCGGCTCGGCGATTCGCCGTCGCACAGAAGGCACTGATCACTGATGAATTCCGATTGCAAGGTGTTCACTACACCCCGTTCCCGATCGCGCGGCGCATCGTGGATCGCATCCCGTTTGAAGACCTTCGTCCGTCAGAGCGGGTGACCTGCGACTTAACCTGCGGTTCCGGGTCATTTCTCGTAGCCACGACCGATCGGTTAGCCGAACTGTACGACCCACGCGAACGCGATGCCGGTTCGGACCGGATCGCGTACCTGCAGCGAAGCGTGTGCGGCAACGATCTCGACGATGTCGCACTCCTGCTGGTCAAGTTAACCTATCTCCTTGCGTACTGGAGTCGTTCGCGCGGAAGCGACGGCATTGCGTATCCGAACATCGTGAGCGGCAACGCACTCGATCTCGATCCAGCAAGGGCATTCGGTATTCGTCCATCGGTCTTCGTGGGTAACCCACCGTTCGACTCCGACGAACCTGCCGGAGATTTTCTGACACGCGCGATCGATTTTCTCTGGCGACGAGAGAAGGGGCAGTGCGGATACATTGGAATGGTACTACCGCAGGGTTTTCTGAAGGGTGATCAGCACCACCAAGTAGCCCGCAGCTATTTACTCAATCACGCTCGATTACTCGAAGTGTGGGAATTACCCGAACGCACTGTAGGAGACACTGCGGAAGTATCGACTTGCGTGATCGTCGCTGAAGTTCGCGCCGGTCAAGCGGGCACACCACGAGCAGTTCGGGTGGAACAAACCTTCAGTCGCCGCAAAGAGGCGCGGTCAGCAATCCGCGACGCTGGACTGCCGACTTGGTCCTACTCAGCGATGTTGGGTGGTGAGACTATCACTGCTGCCCCAGTTGATTCCCTTTCCAAATTGAATCAGCCTGGTAGACCAGCTCTCGGCGATCTTGCAAACGTCGTTTGGGGATTCCTCCATACCAAAGACAAGAAGTATGAATCTCCGGTGTTCCATACTAAGCCCGCAACGGGCCGAGTCCCCTACTTCCATCTCCAATCAAAGCTTCGCCCATACTGCCTTACTGAAGCAGATTGGGAAGAGTGTCATGCAAACGGCAAAGGGTATTGGGAACAAGGCACGGGGCCAGGGCCACGACATGAGAACTGGCTTCATTACGAAAGCCCCAAAATCGTCGTTGCCTCTCAAGGAAATCCAAACCAGCAGGCGCAGCTGATCGCGGCAGTCGATCTCGAACAACGGTACCCGGGCAAGCATTTCATCGTGATTACTCTGCGTGAAGGGTGGGAGCACACGTTTCGCAACCTTTCGCAGATTCCACTCGATGGTGGTGAGTCGCTTGTGTCGCAAGAATCCACGTTAAGGTGGCTCTGTGCGATTCTTAACTCACCGATCGGGCACGCATACGCTGCCGTGAACAACACGGCACGCGGGGGACAAGCCAAACAGTGGACTTCATTCAACATCCCTGCGACATACGATCCTAGAATCGCGGTGCTTGTCGAGGTACTCGAGCGACTTCCGCGCCCGGCGAATCTGGTAGACACGCCGACTTGGGATCCGCCCACAATGACGGCTGCTCCTACGTCGCAAAGCGCACCGTCGCTGCCAGGAATGGAAGACGAAGAACCGGAACCGAGCGGGAATGCCTATTGGGAACTGGTCCGCGAGATAAATCAGCGGGTGTTCGAGACCTACGGACTGAACGCCGATGACCAGCGGCAAATTATGACGTTCTTGCGGAGCATGACCGATCCGTGGGCCGCTCACGGAAAAGACGTTGCGGACCTGCCACCACACACGGAACTGCGTGTGATGCAAGGAGCCGTCCACAGTATCGATGTTGGCGCCCAGACGATTTCACTCAAGCTGTCTTGGGCTGCGTTCCGCCCTGGGCCGGTGACGATACCGATTCCGAAATTCATGCCAGGGTGGGCGCTCGAAGAAGGGCGTGGGTTCACTTGCCGCGCACCGCGTGAGACAAAAATCGACGACCTTCGCAAGAACGAATGGCTCCTGCGAGATTTCCGCCCACTGCCGTATGGCTACCTCTCAGTTCCTGAGTTGGAGAGGATGCTGGGCTATCAAGCGAATGGGACGAGCAACACGTGAGCCGATCGCCCGATCCACTGGTCATTCAATTTCTCAACGTCGGCCAAGGCGACGCGGCCGTTGTTTTCCTCCCCAATTCCAAGCGCGCCCTCGTGATCGATTCGTTTGACGGTATCGCGGTAGCCACCGCGCTTGCCGCTCGGAACATCGACGAGATCGTAGTCTTTTTTACCCATTCCGACGGAGATCATATATCCGGCGCGCAAGACCTGTTTACCAATTTCACCGGGCGACTAATTGGCCTCTTCTACAACCACGATCGTTCGCAAAGCCGTCCTGGGTCGGACTACCACCGGTACCTGCGAACTCTCGTGGCGGTGAGTCGCAATAACCCGTCGCAACAACCTTGGCAAGACGCATTCACCACGAGCCTTGAGCACCACGACGATTTCGGCAGCCTCGTTTCCTATCCCATTCGTCTTCGCATCCTTCATCCCACACATACACACTGTTCCGGCCTTTTAGGGCAATCTCCCAACGACCAATCCGGCGTTCTGCGCGTCGAATACCGCCCACGAAAAAAGCCGCCCCGTGCCATACTCTTTACCGGCGACATTCAACTCACGGGCATCAGCTTGATGCTCGAAGAACATCAGGCCGATCCGTCCGTACTGGAAGCAGACGTACTCAAATTCCCGCACCACGGAGCGTGGCCGACCACCTACGCTGGAAGCAGCGCATTTCCGAACCTTCAACGGCGCTCGATGGCTGATTTTCTGTCCGCAGTAAACCCGCAACTCGTCGTCATCTCGGCGGGTTTCAACAACCAGCACACACACGTTCAACGCGGACTATTCACCGCACTACAGGCGCTCGCGGGGAGTGGCCGGTTATCGCGTATTGCCTGCACCGAGTTCACCCCGACTTGCACGCAGGGCTGCCACACCCCCACACCACAGCATTGCGCCGGCGATGTCACGGTGACATTGCACCCGACTCCGCGAATGACCGTTTCGCCGTCGCCTGCTACTCACGCGACACGCATCCGTTTACATACGCTGCCCGGTGTACGGGGTTGCGATCCATTATTACCTCCACCTCCACCGCCGACACTTCCGCCTACCCCACCATCGCCCAAAAAGGTCAAGAGCGGTAGCAAGGCAAAAACGAAACCGAAGAAACCTTCCAGTCCCTGAGCAACTCTCCCGTGCCCGCTCTGCCATCGGTCGGGCATGGCGACCCAACGACTCACCGAACGCACCGCCGCCCCCTTCGCCGGGGCGCGCGTGAACCGCGACTCCGGCACCATCGACGACGTGCTCATCTGCGGCACCGCCAGCGCCAACGGGCGCGACTACCCCGTCAGCGTCTTCAAGCGCGACTACAGCAAGTACGAGGGCAAGCCGGTCAACTGCGACCACGGGCGCGAGAGCACCGTGGACCGGCGGTTCGGCTGGTTCACCCGCGTGCGTCCCGGTCCCGACGGGCGCCCGCGCGGGCGACTCAACTGTCTAAAAAGCCACCCGATGTACGAGCGGGTGATGGAGGCCGCCGAGCGCAACCCGGCCCTGTTCGGGTTCAGCCACGTCGCCATGTGCGACACCCGACGCGGTCCCAACGGGCGCGAGGTCGTGGAGGCGATCCGTGAGGTCGAGTCCGTCGACTTGGTCGCCCAGCCCGCGACCACCAAAGGGCTCTTCGAGGGCCGGTCCGCGCCGTTCAGCGCTCAACACATCGTCGCGTGGGGCGCCAAGCTCCCAATACCCGTCCGCCGCACCGAGGCCGATATGGACTCCAGCATCCCCGCCGACGACACCACGATCCCCGCGCCCGCAGACGATTACGACGATACCGACGATACGACCGACACCGAAACGGACGACACCAACGACGCCATCAGTGCCAGCTTCAAGGCCGCGATCACGGCCGTAATCGACAAGGCGATGGCGGGCGAATTGGACGCGCGGGCGGCCCTATCGAAGATCCGCACGCTACTCAACAGTCACGCCGACGCGACCAACGACGACGGCACCCCGGACACCGACGGAGACCCGACCACGCCCGAGTCGCGCCAGAAGACCGGCGCTGCCATCTGGGGGGTGATCGATGCGTGCGAGAAGGGCGGGTTCGCGGGCTACACCCGCGCCGACCTGGATCTCATCGCCGCGGTCCCGGCCGAGCGCCGGGCGGTCCTCATCGAGCGACTGAAGGAGGGGGCCTACGAGCGCCCCACGAGCGCCGGGCGCGGGCGCATCACCCCGCGCGTGAGCGGTTCCCAGCGGACCACCGAGAGCAAGCCCCCCACCGACGCGAAAGCGTTCGCCGAGTGGCTCAAATAACCATCAGTTCTAGAGTTCCAGGCTTCAGAGTTCCAAGTCCTGGCACGGGCCAGTTTTTACTTGGAGTTACCGAACCGCGGAACTGGGAACTCCGAAACTTGGGACTCTGGAACCAGGAGCACACGTGTCCAACATCCTCCGTCAAGCCAACGCGCTCAAAGAAGCCAAAGACACCTTCGGCGTTTACGACGAGTTCGGCTGGTACATCAGCCCGCACCAGTGGACGAGCGTCTTGACCGATTCCGGCACGGCCGTGGCCGGGGGCGTGGGCGGAGTCCTCACGCTGACCAACTCCGACGGCACCGTCGCGGACAACGACGAGGCCTACGTGTACTCCACGGTCGCCATGTTCCAGCCCGCGGCCAACAAGCCGCTCTACGCCGAGGCCCTGGTGAGCTTCACCGAGGCCAACGTGAGCGCCGCAAACGTCGCGTTCGGGCTGGCCAGTTCGGTCGCCGCGGATCTCATCGCGGACAACGGCGCGGGCTTGCGGGCCAGCGGTACTGTGGTCGCCATCTACAAGGTGGACGGCGAAACCGTGTGGCGCTGCGTAAGCCGCAACGGGTCCAACGTCACCATCAGCCTGAGCACCGCGACCGCGGGCGGCTCCTACCAGCAGCTCGGGATCGAAATCGTGGACGTGCTCACCGCGTCCGCGACCGTGGTGTTCACCGTCAACGGCCAACTGCTCATCGATTCCATCAGCGGCCTGCCCATCAAGCACACGCTCCCGCTCAGCGGTATCGCCGCGGCGAGCCTGTTCGCGGGCGGGAAGAATGGGTCCACGAGCCTCGAAACCTCGCTCTGGGACTACGTGGGTTGCTGGCAAGCGCGGTAACCGCCAACGGCGTCGAAGGTCACAAGGTCGAAAGTCGTAAAGTCCGGATTCATCCTCACGACCTGCGACATTTCGACTTTCGACCTTGTGACCTAATTCCGGACTGACCTTACGATCTTACGGCGCCCGAAGGACTAAAAATGAACCACAAGAAGCTCGTCGAATCTGTGAAGGCCCACGGCCCCGAGGCCCTCGCGGGGCTGAACGGGGCGCTGGCGGCCAAGGCCCTCCGGCCGCACGAACTGGACCTGGGAGCGCTCTTCATCGAGTGCTTCGGGTACTCCAATTTCTCCCACTGCCGCCAGCACCTGGGCGACTGCGCGAGCCGCGCGCACGACGTGATGACCCGCGCCCGCGTGGAGGAAGCGGCCGGGGCCAACTCCACCGCCGCGTTCCTGAACATCACCCAACAGTTCGCGTACTCCGCGGTGCTCGAAGCCTACGACGTGCCCTCGCGCGTGTTCGTCAACGCCATCCCCACGCGCCCCTCGAAGTTCAAATCCGAGCGCCTGCCCGGGATCACTCACATCGGGGACGAAGTGGCGGTAGTCGAGGAGGGTAAGCCGTACCCGGAAGTGGGCGTCTCCGAGGACTGGACCGACACCCCCGAGACGAAGAAGCGCGGCATGGTGGCCCGGGCCACGAAAGAGGCCGTGTTCTTCGACCAGACCGGCGAGTTCATGAACCGGCTCAGTTTTTTGGGCGAGTGGCTGGGCGTCAATGACGAAAAGCGCGCCATTGACTGTGTCATCGATGCGGGCGAAACCGCGAACAACCAGTACCGGTACAAGTGGCGCAACACGTCAATCCCCACTTACGGGGACAACAGCGGCACCCACACCTGGGACAACCTGGCGAACGGGCTCACGCTCACAGACTTCAACTCGATCAACACCGCCTGGCAGGTGCTCGTGGGGATCACCGATCCCTACACGGGCGAGCCGCAAAACGTCACCATCAAGCACATCTGCGTGCCCCCGGCGCTGGCGTTCACGGTCCCGTTCGCGCTCAAGGGCATGGTGAAGCGCACCGCCCCCGGCTACGCGACCAGCGGGAACCCCACGGGCACGGAGATCGACAACCCGGTGGGCGACATCGTGGGCAACCTCCAGGTGCTCACGAGCCAACTGTTCCGGAACCGGAGCGGGTCCGATACCGCCTGGTTCATGGGGGATGTGGGCCGGGCCTTCGAGCAGATCGAGAACTGGCCCCTCACGGTCACGGCGATCGGCGCGGGGAGCCAGCTCGAATTCGACAACGACATCATTTTCCAGTCGAAAGTGTCCAAGCGGTCCACGTTCAGCACGCGCCAACCCCGTGCAATGGTGAAGTGCGCGTAGCCACCAGTGGGATTCTTTGGTCTGTATTCTGTGGCACAGGCCTCTGGCCTGTGAAGGCACGGCACAGGCCAGAGGCCTGTGCCACAAGCAATGCGGCGCGATCAGATCAAGCATTACTAATTGATTCAGGTGGCAACTATGGCCAAGAGCAGAGACGAAGACGCGAAGTCCAAATCAAAGGCGAACGCCCCGCGCTCGTGCCACCAGAACGAGCGCGCCGAGGGCGACCTGAAGCGCTTCAAGTTGCGCGCACAAAACGCCGGGTCGCGCGGGTACCGCTACGTGCTGGCACCGGACCGCGCCGGGGCCGAGGCGTTCTACCTGGAGGCCGAGGGACTGGGGGTCCAGCCCGAGGGGGCCGATCCGGTCCAGGTGTCGGTGGTGGAGCTGCCGGACTGATCCCGTGCCATCGGATAGGTGCGGGCCAAATAAGGGAGGTGATCGTGGCAATGCCATCGGCGCTCGACAACCTGAAAGCGGCCCACGCGAGCGTGTGCGCCAAGATCGCCGACGTCCTCGCGGACCCGAAACCCAATTACACGCTCCCCGGCGGCGTGTCGGTGGACCGGGACCGCTACTATGCCGGGCTGCTCGCGCGCGAAAAGGAGCTGCGCGCGGTCCCCGGGGTCGCGCCCGAAACCAACCCGGTGTTCACGCTCACGAGTGTCGCGCGATGAGTGACGAGTTGGACGGTATCGACTTCGGGCAAGATTTCGCGGACCTGGCACCGGGCCGGCGCCCCGTGACGATCGAGAGCGTCGACCCCGACGCCCCGACCACCGTCCGGTTCACGGCCGAAGACGTGCCCGCGGCGCGGCTCGTCACGAAGCCCGGTACGGCCCCGGCCCGGGGCGGCGAGGTGGGGTTCAGCGGCACCGAGTTCTGGTTCCGCACGGACCTGCTCGGGTTCGAGCCCAAGGCCCGGGACCGGATCACCGAGGCCGACGGAACGGTCTGGATCGTCGACGCGGCGGAGCTGACGGGCGGGGGCGGCCCGAGCGCGCTCGCCAAGTGCCCCGTGACACGGAGCCGGAGCTAATGCCCACGTCACCCAACGTGATCGCCGATTGCGTGGTCGCCGCGATCCGCGCGCTGAACCTGGTGCCGCCCGCGAACGTGGTGAAGCGCAAGGCGCCCTCACTGCCCCCGGGCAAGGAGCCGCCCGCGATCGTGGTGACCGTGGGCGAAGCGGGCGCCGAGGGGCGCACGGAGCCGCTCACGGCGACCCAGAAGATCAACCGCTACCCGACCACGGTGGTCGTCATCACCGCGGCCGGGGGCAAGGCCCTGCTCGACGACGAGGCGCTACGGGAGTGGCGCGACCGGATCGAGGACCGGATCGACGACCGGTCCCGTACCACGTTCGCCGCGCTCGCGGGGTTCAACAAGGTCGATACGGTCGGCAAGGCCCCGTTCGACGGCGCGGTTTTGCCAAAGGACTTGAACTACTCGGCCCAGACGTTCGAGGTCGAGGTGATCGAAACGAGGGCGACGTGAGCGAAGAGAAGCGGATCCCGGTGTTCGAGCGGCGCGCGGCATCGGGCGCGGTTCGCGAGCGCGTGTCCGGGGTGAACGGAACCCCGCAGGCCGGGGACCGCACCGGCCCGACCGTCACCTGGAACCTGAGGGCCGCGCCGCTCGCCGGCCTGCGCCCGCGCCCGGGGGACCGGTACCGCGACGCGGCCGGGGTGTCGTGGGCGATCACCAAGGTCGAGGCGCTCGCGGACGGGGCGTACCCGTGCGCGTGCTCCCGGGAAGTGTGACCCGTGCCCTACGTAACCATCTACCGCCGACCGACCCCGAACGGGGATCTGTTCCGGCAGATTTCCGGCCTGGGCCTCCCGAGCCCGGACGACCCCGAAGACCCGTTCGGCGTGTCCGGGACGTCGTTCACGGTGCCACAGGCGAAGTTGGCCGAAGCCCAGATCGACCCGCCGAGAGCGGGGGACCAGATCATGGACAGCGCCGGGCGCTGGTGGGCGGTCGGCGCGGACCAGGAACAAGACCCGGACGGATACACCGTCGATTGCGGCGGTGCGTGAGGAACAAGGCCCATGAGCATCACCGGCAAGTACCTGACGGCAATGGTCTCGGCGGCGCCCATCGCGGGCACGCACGAGTGGAGCGCCAACGAGACCGGGGACCGGCTCGAGGCGACGACCGGCGCCGACAACGGGCGCGGGCGCAAGCACGTCGGCGTGATCGACAGCCGGTTCCGCATCCGGTTCTACTTCGACATCACGACCGGTGCGGCCAACTTTATCCGCACCGGCACCACGCTCAGTGATCTCGCGCTGTTCGCGGACAAGGACGCGGACACCCCGATCTACCTGATCGAGAGCGCGACCGTGTTCGATTTCAACATCGCGGGCCAGGTGCGCGACCGGTTCATCGTGGACGCGGACATCGAGGCCAACGGCGACGTCATCGACTTCTCGGACGGGAACTAATGGCACGCACCCTGGCAGAAATCTTGAACAGCCCCGCCGACTACGTCTACGAGGGCAAGGCGTACAAGCTCCGGGAGGCCGCGCTCGACGAGTGCGGCCAGTACCAGCGGTGGATGGAGCAGGAGGCCCGCGCGAGCGCGGCCCGCGCCACGGAGCTGCCCGAAGAGGACCGGCGCAACCTGCTCCGCGACGTCCAGGCCGACATCGCGGCCCAGCGGTACGCCTGGGGCGGTGAGGCGTGCGTGAACAGCCTCCGCACCCCGAACGGGATCGCGAAGCTCCTCTCGATCGTGTGCGCCGACCAGGGCGTGACCGAGGCGCTCGCGCGGAAAATCGTCCAGAGCCACTTCCTCGACGTCGCCCAGTTGCTCCTCGGCATCCTGGAGAGCGACCCCGAGGGAAAAGAGTTGGCGCCAATCCTGAACCGGATGGGGCTGGCGCCGAACTTCTTCCACAACTCGTCACCGCCCTCGCCAACGCCCCCTACCGGCGCGACCTCCGGGAGCTCGGCCGGCTCAGCGTCACCCAGCTCCGGGCCGTCTTCCTCGACGTCGCCCGCGACGAGCACGGGCGCCCCGTCCTGACGGTGCCGAAGGGCAAGATGCTCTCGCCCCGGGCGCTCCACGATCTGCGGTTCTTCCTGCTCGGCATCCGCGCCCCGGAACTCGTCCAACAAGCGTGGGACGAGCACCAGGCGAAGAAGAAAGCGGCCTGCCCGAAGCGGCGCCGGAGGTGACCCGTGGACCGACAACTCCTGTTCGCGATCGAGCTGCTCCGGCAGGAGATCGCGCACCTCCCCCTCGCCGTCGCCAGCAACGCGGCCCGGTCCGCGCAAGCGGCCCCCCAATCGGGCCGGCGCGACCCGATGACCATGTTGAGCTACAGTGCCAACGGGTCGGGCGGGTTCGCGGTCCCGGGCACGGCCACCAATCCGTTGAACGTGCCGCGCGCGGCCCCACCGGGGCGCGGGGCGCGGGTCGCGGGCGCCGCGGGGCAACTGGCGGCGGGCGGGTTCGGGAAGCTCCAGGCGGCGACCGCGACGCTCGGCGGGGCGTTCGGGAAGCTCCTCGGCCCGCTCGGGATGGTGACCACGTTTCTCACCTCGAGCGCCTCGGGGTTCTCCGTGTTGAACGGCGCGATGGACCTGTTCGCCAGCTCGTTCGGGGCCGTCGTGATGCCCGTCATGTACGCCCTGTCGGTCGCGTTCGTGGCCGGGGCCGACGTCATCAACCGCAAGCTCATCCCCGTGATGAGCGACTTCACCAAGAGCGTGCTCAACAGCGCGGTGCCCGCGATCGAATCACTCGCCAACATCGCGGGCAAGGCGGCAACGGCCCTGGCGTTCCTCACGAATAATAAGCTCACGCGATTAATGAGCGACGACCGGGGCGGGATGCTCGGCGCGCTCGACCGCACCATCGATCGGGTCTCCGACGATACACCGTCCGGGCCGCAGAGCGACGGGAGCCGCATCGGGCGGGCGAAGAACGCGCACCGCATCGCGGACGACCTGGCGACACTGTTCCTGGGGCCGATCGCTGGTAACTCGCTCGCGGGCGCGAAAAACTGGTCGATGAAAAAGATACTCGGTCAGGAAGCGGACCCGTACTCGGGACCGGGGGTAACGGACGGGAAGAAGAGCGAGGGGGCCGAGGCAACCGAGCGCGCCCGGCAGTTGGTGATGCAACAGTTACAGTTCAGCACGGCACCCCGGGCCAACATCAGCAACGCGACCGGTAACTGGTCCCGCGCACAGATGGCGAGCTTGGGCATGTCGCCCTTCGAGCGCGAAAACCTCAAGAACCAGCGCGAGATACTGGCCCAGCTCATCAAGGGTAACAGCGAGGTGCCCGCGAGCGGCGCCTACACCGACTTGGTTGGCGAAGCGAACCGGCTCACCGCGGAGAACAAATAATGCCCGTTGATCCCGATACCGGAATGTTGCGCCCGTTCAATGACGATGAAATCGACGCGATGCAGATCCGCACGTTCGGCGTGCGCGATATGAGCCACGGGACCGAGACTCGACGCATTGGCGAAAATACGATGCGCAAGAGCTTTTTCGTGAAGTGGTCGGAGCGGTTCAATTTCGTGAAGCTCGTCTGTGGGGACCAGAAGATCTACGTAGACTCCGGCTTTACGAAATTGTCCCGGATGATCCCCGACGAGATCTACGGCATCCACCACCCGGATTTCCCCGAGATCGTCGCGACCCGCATCGACAATATGAAGGGCGCAAACGGCCCGGGCATCGACGACGAAGACGGCATCGTGAAATACCCTGATGCTCAGATCGACGTGTTCTACGAGCACGTTCCCTATGACCTGCTATCGGACGACGAGGTTGCCGACGAAGACGGTAACGAATTCCTCCGCTACACGCACTTCGGCGGCTCGACGGGCAGCGCCCAGAATATCAGTGTGCCCGGTGGGGCCATGCGGTACTGGCGTGGTCCGGGCGAAGGCACCGCGCCCCCGCACGGGTTCCAAGTGCCATACGGCGTGAGCATCAGCCGCGCGGAAGAAGAATTCACTTGGCATTGGGTGCAGTTACCATACGAAGCATTCAAGCCGGGCAGCAATCTCTACGCGCGGATCTACGGCACCGTGGAAGGCGACCTGCCGTTCATCGGGTGTGTCAACAGCAGCCCGATATTCGACCGCGCCGTTGGCACGGTCGTATTCGCGGGGGTGACCGCCAAACTCGAGCGCGCACACAGCGGGCAGGGGCGCCGGTGGTCGCTCGAGTACAAGTTCGCGTACAGCGCGATGGGCTGGAACTGGCTGTTTTTCCCCGACCCGAGCGGGGTCAACGGGGGCTGGTACAACGTGAACAACAAGGAATATCAGGAAGCCGACGTGCTCGATGACCACCGGTCGCTCACCCCAGGGGCGCGCGACCTGAACATGCTGTTCAGCGTGGCCGCAGTTTAGGGCTTCTTCTCGACGGGCTTCTTTTCCGAGTAAGCGCTGTATCCACCGCCCGCGCTATTGACCCCTTTTTTGACGACATACACGGTTCCATCGGCTTCGGTGATCTCAGAGCCGGTGCGCGGTTCGGCGGTGCCGATTGCGACTTTTGTTGAGAGCTTAAACAGCACACGACCTTCGTTCTCGATCTTTGTTGCTTCCACGTTCTCGGCCGGTTTCAGGAATTGCTTGCCGGCCGCGTCCCAGCTCTTCACGGTGATCTTCACCGCGGTCCCTTTCTTGTCGTCCTGTGCGGGCAGCGTATCGGGCATCGCGAGAACTCCCAGAAGTGCGAGCGCGAGAGCGGACAGTATCAGTCGCACGGGTCGGCCTCCTTTGTAACGGGCGGACCCATGACACTACCACAACGAGCGGTAGCCGAAAGTGAACATGCGCTCGTCAGTCCTGATAGCAGATGTGCTCTTCGGCCGACTCGCGGGAACCGTGCAACTCATGAAGGTGAAGCCGATCCTCCAGCGATCGCACACCGGCGCCGGGCGCCGGTGGTCGCTGGAGTACAAATTCGTGCACTCGAGTTTCGGGTGGAACTGGCTGTACTTCCCGGACCCGAGCGGTGTGAACTCGGGCTGGTACAACGTAAACAACAAAGAGTACCAGGAGGCCGACGTGCTCGAAGACTACAGGTCGCTCACCCCAGGGGCGCGCGACCTGAACATGCTGTTCAGCGTGGCGGCCGTCTAAGGCTTCTTCTCGACGGATTTCTTTTCAGAGAATGCCTTAAAGACTCCGTCAACCCCACTCACACCCTTCTTGACTACATACACCGTGCCATCGGCTTCAGTTATCTCTGAACCGGTGGTTGGTTCTGCTCGACCGACCGCATTTTTGCTGATCACTTTAAACAGGATGCGGTCTCCATTTACTATTTTTTCAGCTGTCACGTCTTCTTGCGGTTTCAGGAACTGCTTGCCGGCCGCGTCCCAGCTCTTCACGGTGATCTTCACCGCGGTCCCTTTCTTCTCGTCTTGTGCGGGCAGCGTATCGGGCATCGCGAGAACGCCCAGAAATGCGAGCGCGGACAGTATCAGTCGCACGGGTCGGCCTCCTTTGTAACGGGCAGGCCCATGAGACTACCACAACGGGTGGCCAAACGGGATCAAAGAGAAATGCTTGCTCGATTGGCGGCCGGGAACGTCGGGGACAAGGACGCGCGCTTCCATGTCCCCGAGATAAAGTACGTGCTCGTCCCCAGTGGGATTAAGGTTTCTTCTCGGCGGGCTTCTTCTCCACAAATGCGCTGTACTTCCCGTCCCCGTCGAACGAGCCTTTTCGGACAACGTAAACTGTACCGTTTGCGTCGGTGATCTCGGACTTGGTTGTCGGTTGCGCTCGCCCAATAGCCACCTTCCCTGAAATCTTAAACTGCACCTGGCCCTCGTTCTCAATCCGGGTCGCTTCCACGTCTTCCTGCGGCTTAAGGAACTGTTTCCCTCGTGCGTCCCAGCTCTTCACGGTGATCTTCACCGCGGTCCCGTTCTTGTCGTCCTGCGCGGGCAGCGTATCGGGCATCGCGAGAACGCCCAGAAATGCGAGCGCGAGAGCGGACAGTATCAATCGCACGGGTCGGCCTCCTTTGTAACGGGCGGACCCATGACACTACCACAACGGGCAGCCGCCGAAAGTGAACACGCGCTCGTCAATCCTTACGACACAAAGAGTACCAAGAGGCCGACGTGCTCGAAGATCACCGGTCGCTCACACCCGGTGCGCGACCTGAACATGCTGTTCAAGGTCGCCACTTAGGGCTTCTTCTCGACGGGCTTCTTTTCAACGTAGGCCCGCCAAAACCCATCCGTGCTGTTACTGCCCTTCTTGACCACATGCACGGTGCCATCGGCTTCGGTGATTTCCGAGCCGGTGGTTGGCTCGCCCCGACCCGTCGCATTTTTACTTGAAATCTTGAACAGAACTCGATCCCCGCTCACTACCTTCGTAGCCTCGATATCTTCCTGCGGTTTGAGGAACTGCTTGCCGCGTGCGTCCCAGCTCTTCACGGTGATCTTCACCGCGGTCCCGTTCTTGTCGTCCTGCGCGGGCAGCGTATCGGGCATCGCGAGAACGCCCAGAAATGCGAGCGCGAGAGCGGACAGTATCAATCGCACGGGTCGGCCTCCTTTGTAACGGGCGGACCCATGACACTACCACAACGGGCAGCCGCCGAAAGTGAACACGCGCTCGTCAATCCTTACGACACATGCACTCCTCGACCCGAACGAGCCGGGGCGAAATGCGATAACGCAAGCAATTCCGACCCGTGTTGCCGCAGGGATTGCTCCGACGGACATCGACATCAGAAGACACAGACCTCCCGTAACTTTGACCAGCCACGTCACACTTCCCCCGAAATAACCAACATTCGGCTCCCCCGGTTCACGCCCCTTGTCGCCGGGCCGCGGCAAGGGTGGTAGCGAGCGGCTCCTCGACTTGAATCGTGGCACCGGTCGCGACCGTTCCGAATCGCCCTCGTCATTTTTGCACGTCGTCGTCGGTCGGGTGAGGCGGATCTCCGGGCGTGCCACCTCCGTTTCGCGACGGATCTGAACGGCTGCGTGCAAGTGCCGGCGTGCCATTGGCCCTTCATGCGGCCCACTTCGTCATTCCCGAACCCGTCCTCACCGTACTTCCTGGTGCGCATTACCGCGGCCCTGGGGGGCGGCGAGTACGCCTTTCAGGAACAGTGGCTCCTCCCGGACGGTTCCTACGCCGACAAAGTCGGGGGGCGCTACGGCGGCAGCGAGAACCCGGGCGTCGCGCTCACGGGCGTGGCGCTGGAGGTCGGGGACTGCGCCCTGTGCCGCTCGGCCGACGGCGCGGGCGGGCTGACGTGGGAACTGGTCAAGCAAAAGGGCACGTGCGGCACGACCACGACCACGACCGCCGGCCCCCAACGACCACCACGACCACCGGCCCGTGTTCGGGCTCCTGCCAGTGGACCTATTCGGCCTCCGCGAAGGCCTGGTCCCGCGCGAGCAGTTCGTGCGGAACCGGGTGCGCGTGCCTCGCCCCCACCTTCTGCCCGGCGACCGATGCCTGCACCAGTACCGCCTGCGGGCACTTCGGAACGGACCAGGCGCCCCCGTTCTGCGGCGGCGCGACTACGACGAGCGGCGCGTGCACGACAACGACTACCGCCCCGGGGCCGGGGTGTACCGCCGGGTGCACCTGGTACTGCCACCCGACCCGGGGGTGGCTGCTGAAGAACAACGGGTGCGCGGGCAGTTGCCCGTGCGGCGCCCCCGCGACCCCGTGTACCGGTTCGTGCGAAGAAACGAGCACGCCGTGCGTGCCCCCGCCCCCGCCCCCGCGGCCCTACTGCGCCGGGGGGTGCCGCTGGGTCTGGGTCACCCCCGAGAACTACTGGTACAAGCTCTCGGACTCGTGCGCCGGTGTGGGCGTGCCCAACTGCTACTGCGACCGGCCGGCCCCCGACGGCACCGAGTGCGCGGAAGAAGCCAGTACCTTGTGCTACGTACACGGGAGCCCGACGGGCAGCCCCCCGTGCAGCGCGGTCACCACCACGACGGGGGGACCGGGGTCCGGGTGCGAGGGGACGTGCCTGTGGGGTAGTTCGAGTGGCGCGTCGTGGGACACGATCCTCCGCGCGTGCCCCGCGTGCGACTGCGCCCCACCGGTGGGCGCACCGACGGGCACCTGCTCCCAGGCCGAGGGGCCGTGCGTCCCCGGGGTAACGACCACCACACCGGGCGCCACGACTACGACCGCCGGTACCTGCGGGAACTGCACCTACCAGTGCAACCACACCGGCATCGGCTACCACTACGTGAGCTCGGCGTGCGGCGCCGGGTGCGGGTGCCCGGACATCGTAGTCGATAGCGCGTGTGCCCCGGGCAGCTTCCGGGCACTCGCCTGCCGGACCGACGGGACGACACCCGGCCCGACCACGACGACAACTACGACCACGCCGGCCCCGACCACAACTACGACCACGACGTCCGCGGGACCGCCCGCCACCACGACCACCTCGGGCGGCGGGACGACCACCCCGGGCGGGGGCGGGAGCACAACAACGAGCGGGGGCGGGGGAACGACGACCCCGGGCGGGCCGTCCTACTTCTGCCAAACGTGCGAGAACGGCAGCCCGAATTTCTGCAGCGGCGTGATCGTGTGTACCGTGATCGGGGCACACTACACGATGATCGACTGCGTCGCGAACTGCCAAACGCCACCCGGAACGAGCACGTTCCTTACGTAACAACCGTGGGCGACTAATATCAGCACGTTTTGTCCCCCGAGTACCAGGCCCCCCCACATGAGCAGCGCGCCCCAGGCCCTCGACGCGCTCGCCCGGGCGCGGCGCGTTTGGGACAACCACAATCCGGAAAACGTGACGGGCGGCCTGATCCAGTTGTGCCGCGAGTTGGTGCGGCCCGATTGGGTGATGGTCGAAGTCGGGTGCTTCGCGGGCGTCAGTACCGCGATCTTCGCCCACTTCGCCGCGACCGTGTACGCCGTGGACCCGTGGGAGCTGGGTCCGGAGCGCGGGTACAACGAGATCCCAGCCTCCGCTATCGCCGCGGCCGCCGGGCGCTTCGATCTGGTGGCGGCGCGGTACCCCAATGTGCTCAAGCGCCAGGGGTTCTCGCCCGAAGCCGCGGCCGCGTTCGCCGGTGCTTCTCTGGACGCCGTGTACCTGGACGGCGCGCACGACCCGGCCGGCTTCGAGGCCGACGTGAGGGCGTGGGTACCCAAGCTCAAGACCGGCGCGTTCCTGATGGGGCACGATCTGAACCTCGTGGGTGACCCGCGCCGGTTCCTGAACAGCACCGCGGAACTGCGCACGTATCCCGAATCCTCGTGGGCATTCAAGGTAGGCCAGAATGACCAGTGACCTGTTGACGATCGGCATGGCGACGCGGGGCGAGCCGGACCACGTGTGGTTCACGCTCACGGCCCTGCACGCGAACCACCCGCGGTGCCGCTACGTCGTGGTGGACAACACGCCCGAGCGCGACCCGCGCGTGGAGGCGATCACGCGCGCCGTGGGCGGCACGTACTACCACCGCCCGGACCTCACGGGGACCAGCGCGCCGCGCGACGCGGTGTTCCGGTTCGCCGAGACGCCGTGGGCCATGTGCATCGATTCGCACGTGATCCTGGAAACCGGCGCGGTGCGGGCGGCGCTCGATTTCGCCGCCGCGCACCCGGGCTCGCGCGACCTGGTACAGGGGCCGATGATCTACGACGACGGGCACGGGTACGCGACGCACTGGACCCCGACCGCCCCGCCCGGCCTCTGGGGGGTATGGGGGCGCGACCCGCGCGCGGCCACGGGCGCGCCGTTCGAGATCCCCATGACGGGCCTGGGCCAGTGGCTCATGCGCAAAGAGGCCTGGCCCGGCTTTAACCCGCTGTTCCGGGGCTTCGGCGGCGAAGAAGGGTACCTGCACGAGGTCGTCCGCCGCGCGGGGGGAAAAGCACTGTGCCACCCGGCGCTCCGGTGGCGCCACAAGTTCCGGGACGTGTCCGGCTGGCACAACAACCCGCCCCCGCCGTACCCGCTGCACCTGAGCGACCACGTGTGGAACCTCCTGGTCGGGCACCGGGAGCTGGGTATCGAAGCGACGGAACAGATCCGCGCTCACTTCGGGAAAAGACTGGGCGCCCGGGAATGGGACGCGCTGGTACAGGCCGCATCCGCGGCCCAACCGTTCGGCGGCCCGCGCCCGGAAGTGAAGCGGCAGAAGATCCTGGCCGTGTGGTACTCCGACAACACCGCGCCCGCGGAACTACTGAAACACTCGGCCGCGTCGGTGGTCGCGGCCCAGGCCCAAACGTTGCGCCACGACGTGACCGTGTCCGCGTGCTCGTGGGCACCGATCGCCGGCGCGCCGTTCGACCGCCCGGGCGCGCAGTGGGGCCAGTTCCGGGGCACACAGGTGCGGGGCTACGGTACCATCCTGGCCCAGATCGAACAGGCCCATCAGCGGGCCGGGGCGCCCGGCGACTTCGACGCGGTCGCGTTCTGCGAGCACGACGTCCTGTACCCGCCCGGGTACTTCGACCGGGTCGGTGACGCGCTCGCCGCAAACCCGTCCGCGCCCGTCGTGAGCCACCTCGACTACATCGGGCTGAACGCGACCGGCTGGCAGGCGGTCCGGGCGCGGCACGAACCGCTGCACCAACTCACCCTCCGGGCCGATGCGTTCCGGGCGAACCAAGAGCGGGCCAAAAATGACGCGCTCCGGTCCGATGTGGTCATCCTGGAGCCGGACCGCGGCGGCGCGCGAACCGATTGGGCGCGCATCACGCCGACGGCCCCGAGCGGCGCCACCGGGACACCGAGCGTTCACGTGAACCACAGTGCCGGGCGCTTTACCGCGCACGGGGACGTGTGCTACGAGCCGCGCGGGTTCGCGCTCTGGCACCCCCACTGGGGCGAAGCGAAGCACTGGTGGCCGGGCGACATGAGCACCGTCACAGACGTGGCGACCGACCAGTTCAAGGGGGCGGGGTGCTCGGCGTGCGAGGCCTCGAAGCACCTCACCCTGGAATCGTGGGCAAAAGCGGCTGCGACCAAACCGTCCGACTTCCACGAGCACGTTCCCACGCTCCGGGATCTGGCCGCGCAGTGTACCAGTGCCACCGAATTGAGTTTGTGGACGAAACCCGCCGACGCAGCAATGGCCCACGGCCTGGGTGCGACCGGCTCGTTCACCAGCGTGTGCCCGCGCCCGAAACCCCAGTGGGCCGAACTCACCCGACTCATGGGCGCGCGATTCACTGGCATCGCTGCGGACCCGGCGTCCGTACCCGTACCTCCCACGGATCTACTGTTCATCGACACGGACCACACCGCGAGCGCACTTCTGCCGCTCTTGGAAGCGCACCACGAGCGCGTGACCAAGTACCTCGTCGCTCACTGCACTGTGACCTTCGGTGAGGTGGGGGACAAGCCCGACGCCCCCGGGGTGATGCACGCGCTCCGCGCGTTCTGCCTCAAGCACCCCGAGTGGGTGGTGAAGCGCCACGACAGAAACAACCACGGCCTCATGATCCTGTCGAAGTGCCCGGAGGACGTGAAGGAGTTGCCGTCGTTGTGGCGCAAGGCGATGAACTACACCGCGGCCATGATCCGGCACAAAGCCGCGGGGTCACCGGTCGTGTCCTTAGATGTACTCGAAGAACGCCAGGGGCACTGCGCGACGTGCGAGGAGCGTGCCCTGGACGCCTGCGCCGCCTGCGGGTGCCCCCTGGAGGCCAAACTCCCCCTGGCTACGGAGACGTGCGGCCTGGCGAAGAAGGGCAAGGAGCCGAAATGGGTCGCGGTGTAAACCTCGTGCCATCGGCCGGTCGCGAACTACAAATTAGATTCGTCGTTACGAGACAAGTAATCACCATAAATGACCCACCAGCCGACAAACCCGCGGTCACCCCGCGCGAATCATGTGGGAGTGACCCGTGGCATGGACCGAATTCTACTTACAGCCCAGCGGCGACAACACCAACTCCGGGACGACGACCAGCAACACCGCGACTGTCTCAACGGGCAACGGGAGCTGGGATACGACCACGAACCGGTTCACGGCCGCGAGTGGAACCCCTTTTCTCGGTGCCGTCGTCGGGGACTGGGCCGCGATCATGGCCGACGGTGCCATCGGGTTCACGTCACTGTCCCAGATAACGGCTGTGGACCCGAGCGGAACGTACATCGACGTAACCGCGACGGGGCGCATCGGGGTGATACCGGCCACATCCGCGAGCGGCCGCACGTGCAAGATCGGCGGGGCATGGGCCGACTTCGCGATCGCGACCCCGGGCTCGCAGTGGGGCGCGAGCGGGACTGCCGCAGTGCCGATGCGGATCAACGTGAAGGCGGCCACGTATGCGAACGCGAGCACCGCGCGCACGTTTGCAACGGCTGGTAGTGGCACCGCCCCGATCTGGATTCGAGGATACAACACTACGCCCGGCGATCTGGAAAACGATTACACGAACGCGCCCCCGCTCCTAACGTTCGCCGCAGCCGGGCTTACGATTTCCGGGACGTGCTATTGCATCACGAATTTCTCTGTACTCAACACTGGTTCCAGTTCGGCCATTTGGAACTGGTCCGGCACGAACGGCCGGGCGGACCGAATTCGTGCGGAGGCACAGAACTCTCCGTCCGGAGTGCAGGCGTTTACGTCCGGTACGAACGGTGCCGGCATGCTCGTGACCAATTCGTGGTTCAAGGTACCAACGACCGCGTCGCAGGTGTACACAGCCACATCCACGGTGCAAATGCACGGGTGCGTGTTCGAGGGCGGGCAGAACGCGGTCACGACGTCGAGCGCCGGAACCACACTGAACCATTGCGTGTTCATCGGGCAAACGACACGGGCGATCAATGCTGCGACCGCAACGATTTTCCTCATGAACTGCTCGCTTATCGGATCGTTCAGCGACTCCATCGTCCGATGGTCTTCATCACCCGGAGTGCTCTCGTCGATCACGAACTGCGTGTTCAGTGGCGCGGGCAAGTACGACATTGAGGCAGCCAGCGGGTTCACGCACCTGATCCACGCGGCCAACAACGCGAGCTACGGTGCAGCACTGGGGCACCTGTCGCACGCGGACCTGTCCGATCTGCACTACACCCAAGAAACATCCGATCCCTCCGTGAACGGCGCGACCGATCCGACTCTCAAGAAAACGGCCTTGTCCTACCAGAAGGGCATCGGTAGCGCGTTCGAGAACGAAACCTGGCGCTCATACCGCTCCGTTGGGGCGATCGAGCCACAGCTGACAAGCGGCGGGAGCTCGGGCGGTCCCGTTCGCGTGCTCGCGCCTAACACCTGGCAATTTGTGGGGTAACTAATGGCTGGAATTGTTGCGCACGTTAATAGCGGCGAAGTCGCGCTCGTGGCGAGCACCGCGAAGACCGTTTTACAGATCAAGGCGCCCACCAACCAGCGCGTGCTCGTCAGGAGTCTGCGGCTGTTCGGGAAGGCCGCGGCGGGTGGTACCGGGGTGCCGGTCAAGGTGCGCGCGACGCGCTCGAGTGCGAACTTCGGCACTCTCAGTGCGGCGACGCCGGGGAAGAATGATTCGAGTGACAGCGAGGCACTTCAAGCCACATCTGGCGCGAACGCGACCGTCGAGCCGACCAGCCCGACCGACACCGGGCTGATCTGGGAGGTTCCGGATCAATCTGGCGTGATCGAGTTCCTCCCGCCGGGGATGGAAATTCGCGTGCCGGGTGGGACGGCGCTCAACATCGAGTGTACCTCGACGGGCACACCAACTGTTGCGATCCAGGCCACCTACGAAGAGTGACCCGTGCCGACGATTATCACCGGAGTCCGGCGCCGCAAGCCGTTCGTCGGGGCGCCCCAGCGCCAGATCGGCGGCGCGTCGGTCCGCCGACCGATCTCGGTGCTCGTGGCCCGAAGCACATTCGTGCGCCCGTTCCTCGCGCGCGCCGTGCGGGTACCGGGACCGCGCCGCAGCAGTACACCGGCGCTCCCGATCACGGGCGCCGCGGTCTGCATGACCGGCAGTGATCGGTCGGAGGTTGCCCTGAGTGGCGCCGATGAATCTGTGGTCACCCTGGCCGGCGCCGATCGGTCTGTTTCGATCTTCACCGTGAATCTCGATTGCTGA